CTGGGGTTGTCGTTCTTGTATGCTCTGATTGTACACTTTGGTATCGGCCATGTCAAGCGGAAAAATTGAGTGCGAAAAAAAATTTCTTTGGCACGAGAATTGCTGTATGCAAACGCTGTGCCAAACGGGCGGGCATGCCATTTTGGCAGGCCGGGGGGCGCGCCTGCCAAAATGGCAGTCTGCCTTGTTTGTTGGCGGTGCTGCACGGTTTTAGGTCAGGACCATATCACGCCTACGTTTTCGCCATACTTGGCTCGGGCATCTGCGAGTGCATCCCGAACACAGTAGGCTTGAATGTAGCCCAGGCTCTCATTCTTGCCGTTCCATCTGTCGCCAACGAAAACCAAGTAGGTTTCCAGACGACCAACGTATACGTCATCGTGTTCACAACCGCGAGGGGCATAGGTGCGATACTTGCTCATGATTAGGTTTCCTTGGGGCTATCGTTCTGGTGTGAATATATCGTATAGTATGGTATCGGCCATGTCAATCATAGAAATTGAGAAAATCTCGCGTGAGCAAATCCTGTGCCAAACCGAAGTGTATGCCAAAATGGCAGGCCGGGGGGCGAGCCTGCCAAAATGGCAGTGAGCCTAATTGGCGGGCATCGCTGCCTGCCTTTTAGGCGTTCGCTGCTCGTCGTGCGATCATGTGGAGATTGTCGCAGATCGTCTGTACGGCACGTGCCACAGTACCACGAAACACGTAGTATTTCATGTGGATGTCGAACAAAGCAACCGTACCATCCGTCTGCGGGTGATACGTGAAGCCTGCCTTGTAGGCATACTTGTAGATGTGCTTGCGGATCGTCGATTCTTTCGGTACTCGTTTCATCGTCATGGTTCCTTTGGGGTATGTGTGAAGTCTACACTTTGGTATCGGACATGTCAAGCAGAGAAATTGAGAGAATCACTCTCCAAAACTTCCGCAGGCATAATACTCGTAGTTTACGATTCCGTTACAATCGATTCCGATTGCCTCGCCCTCCATACCGTAAAAATCGCCAAGGTATCCATCGCGGCTCGCCTCGCAGAGCAACTCGCCCACCAACCGGCAACCGATCAGCGTAAATCCCTCGATTCCATCGCGGGTGGCAAGATCGATATGGGCGGTGAGTTCAGCGTGAGTCGAAAAAGTGGGCATTTTCAGGTTTCCTTGGGGTTATGCCTCGATTCTATACTTTGGTATCGGCTTTGTCAACCGGAAAAATTGAGTCCATCCAGAAAAAAATTTTTTGGGGCATTCGGCACAGGAATTGCTAGAAGGATCGAGGGGGTTTTTCTGTTTTTTTTGTAAGGCATGGCTGAACTGCCCGTCGCCGGGGGTGGTCTAGACATAGTAAACCCCCAAAAATCAAAATGTACTACCTAATCTATCCCTCTAAGCCCTTTGATACTTTTGTTTCCCAAAACAAAAGACTCGCCGATTCTAAAAAACCGGCGAGTCCTCACCTTAATGTATCAGCTAAACTATTAGATTAGGCCCCTATAATTGATTCCTGTCGCCTTTGATCCCAGTTTCAACTATATCAATAGCATTTCTGACCTTATCACTGCGCTTTGGTCGTCCGCGACCGCGCTTAATATTCATTTTTCTGCGCTGGTTATTAATCATACGTGGCGTAATAATTTCGCCCGTCATATTACTCAATTTGATAGCAATAACATTATCAGTCATGGTATCACTATTTTCCTTAATAAATTCTAATTCACTAGGACTCCATCTTTTATACATTCTGCTCATAAGATACCTTCCTTTATTTACTTGGTGTGAAACACTTGCACAATTTTCCTGTCTTGTTATTATAAAGGGTGTGGAAAATGACGCAATAATATTTTTTATCAACGCATTAACGACACATTAACAACACAATATTGACACATTTTAGGAATTATCGCTTAAAAATAACAGATAAACGACACATTTCAAAAATTTGGTGTAATTAAATCAGCACTTATAATGGAGGTATATTATGGCTCGCCCAGAAACAATTTTTAATCCCCTTGCCGTTAAAAATCGCCAAATTGAAGAAGTTCAAAAAGTTCAGCAAGTTTTAGCGTCAGAAAAACCTAGCGAACCCGCCCAATCAACATATTTCTCTTCAGATTTAGCTTCTTCCCTTCTTTCTGTCCATTCTGACGTAGATATAAGTGAAGATCTTAAAGCAGAACCCACAAAAACAATTGCCGAACTCCTATCTCCTAATACCGATACGCCAACTTCAGAAGCTGAAGAATCGCCCAAACCTAAAAAGAAAACAAAAAATAAATCAAAAAATCCACAAGAGGTGACTGATGAAGAAAAAGCCGAGAGCGAACAAGAAGATCAAGAAACTGAAAAAGATTCGACCAATTAAAATCAAACAACCAACACCCTCCTCTGCTAAACCCAAAAAACTAACTTCCAATAAGAAGGTAAATGAAGAGGACTTCTTAATCGCCCTAGATAATGTAACCAAAAAACTCGTATATAAATTTCGTTTTGGTTATCACGATATAGAAGATATGAAGCAGCAAGCTACTATCTTTGCTTTAGAAGGAATAGAGTTATATGACCATAAAAGGCCCCTCGAAAATTTTCTATGGACCCATATTCATAATAGACTCTTTAATTTCAAGAGGAACAACTACAAACGCCCAGATTCTCCCTGCACAACATGTCCTTTTAATGACCCCAAATTATTAAAGTCTAAAAGCGGATGTCTTCAATTCACCGATAAAGAATCTTGTGAACTATATCGTCCTTGGCTCGATAGAAACAAAAATAAACAAAATATAATGTCGCCCGCTTTATTAGATCATGAATTATATACCGCAAAAGATCTTTCCGATAATGTTGCAGACTTAGAGATGCTCAAAGAGATCGAAATGAATCTCACGGGCGAGTACCGCGAATATTATTTGCGGCTTAAAAACGGCGAAAAACTTTCTAAACAAAAACTTGAAAAATTAAAAGCGCACATAAAATCAATTATCAATTACGAGGAAGATTCCAATGACGACGAATGAACGCTTTAATGATGACGGTACTCCTATCGATAATGATATGGGGCATGGCAATCGTAAAAGAGGTAAACTATCTCTTGATGAGGGAAAATTTATCAGAGAAAGTTATGGTAAATTAACTATTCAACAAATCGCCCATGCTCTTAATCGTACCGAAGAACCTATTCAGAAATATGTTAAAGAGAATAATTTATCGATCATTGATATGAGCGAGGTTCAACGAGACAATGAAATACTGCGCCAAAAACTATACGCTAAAACTTTTTATCCAGAAATTAAAAGACAGTTTGATGAAGGCTCAGGGGAACTGAGATATTTTGAGGATACCTGGATAAATCTTATTAAACAGTTTCGTGAGGACGTTCTTCCTACCGAAGAATCTCAGATCAAAGAATTTATTACTATTGAAATCCTTATTAATAGAAGTATGCAAGATCGTAAGGCCCATATTGCCGAAATGGACAAACTTCAAAAACAAATTGATGCAGAATACGATAAAGATGAGGGCGACAGAGATCTCGCTAAATTAACTGCCCTAGAAACTAATCTTACATTTACTCGTAATGCCCTATCTAATTACACAAATGAGTTTACTAAACTTCTTAACGAAAAACAAAAAATCAGCAAAGATCTAAAAGCCACAAGAGAACAAAGAATTAAACGTATCGAAGAAGGCAAAAGTTCATGGGCTGGACTTATTCGTATGTTAGAGGACGAACTAGTGCGCGAAAAAGAAGGGCGTGAAATGGAAATCCTTGCAATGGCAGCAGATCGCTATAGAGAAAAACTATCTGATTATCACACTTATTTAGATAATACAGTTGATCAACCTTTATTAACACCTGATACCGTAAAGTAGTTTATGAAACGCAACTTTGATGACCCCCAATATAAACAATGGAGAGCAGATGTGCGAAAAAGAGATGGTGCTACTTGTGTGTGGCCCAACTGTAATTCCCGCAAAAGAATTCATGCCCACCATATATATCCGTGGACTCAATTCCCTCACCTAAGATATTTAGTAGATAATGGATGTTGTTTATGTTACACTCACCATAAATTAGTAAATACTAATGAATTAATATATGCGCCCTTATTTCTATCAATTATCAAACAATCTAAAATCGCCCAAAAACCTCAAAAAACACGTAAGCCCCCTCGAAAAACGCGTCCTTCTAATAAAAGGAAAAAGCTATGAATGAACAAGAATTTACAGTAATTGTAGACACAAGAGAACAAACACCCTGGGAATTACCTCATTTTACAATAGCTAATCATAAACTTGATGTAGGAGATTATAGTATTCAAGGTTTAGAAACAATATTCTGCCTTGAAAGAAAACGCACAGTAAATGAATTTGCTAATAATATTACTGAATCTCGTTATGAAGACTTTATTGGGCGCCTCAAAAATATCACCCATCCATTCGTCCTATTTGAATTCTCTATGGACGATGTTCTAAGATATCCCGTTGGAAGTACTGTTCCTAAAAAATTATGGCACAAAATCAAAATATCGCCCAAGTTTATTATGCGGCACATTATAGAACTACAACTCCTGCATAAAATCCCCGTGTATTTCTGTGGCGACACCTCTAATGCTGAAGCTCTAGCTGCCCAAATCATTGAAAAAGTCCACAAAATGTATCCTAACCCACCACAAAATACCCCAGAGGTGAATCGTGAAACTTAAAGGTCACACAGAATTTGATGATGCCTGGTTAGGTTTAGGTGATTTATCTAAAATTAAAATCGCCCAAAACCCTCTTACACACCGCTCTGAACGAGACATAGAATATCCTGATTTGCATATGCTTAAGAAGCTCCGCGATCCCCGATATTTAGGATCTACTGCTAAAATTTTGCTCAATATCGAATTACATCCAATACAGATTTGTGTTTTGCAGGAAATTTGGTCTCGTGCTTTTCCCATGTTAATTGGTTCCCGTGGTTTTTCAAAAAGTTTTTCATTAGCTTTGTACGCTATTTTACGTTGCGCTCTATACCCAGGAACCAAAGTAGTTATTGTTGGTGCTGCTTTTCGTCAATCCAAAATTATTTTTGAATATATGGAAAATATGTGGAAGAACGCACCAGTTCTACGTTCTATTTTTGGTCATGCTGATGATGGCCCTCGTAAAGATGTGGATAGATGTACGATGCGTTTGGGTGAAAGTTGGGCTATTGCTATTCCTCTAGGAACTGGAGATAAGATTAGAGGTCTACGCGCCCACATTATTCTTGCAGACGAATTTTCGTCTATTTCGCCCGATATTTATGAAACAGTTGTTGCGGGCTTCGGTGTTGTTTCATCTGATCCTATTCAAAACATTAAGAATGAAGCTAAAAAACAAGCGATGATCGAGGCTGGCGTATGGAATGATGACTTAGAAACATTAAATGTGGCTCGTAGTAATCAGGCTGTATTGTCTGGAACCGCTGATTATGATTTCAAACATTTTGCAGCTTACTGGAGAAGATATAAGGGCATTATTGAAAGTAAGGGCGATGAAAGAAAATTGGGCGAAGTATTAGGCAATGATATTCCGGATAGTTTTAATTGGAAAGATTATTCTATTATTAGAATTCCATATGAATTAATTCCTAAAGGATTCATGGATGATAAACAGGTGGCTCGTGCTAGAGCTACAATTCATAGTGGTACATATAATATGGAATATGGGGCCATCTTTGTTAAAGATAGTGATGGATTCTTTAAGCGTACTTTAATAGAAGGGTGCGTAGTATCTAATCAAATAATAAAGATTAATGATGAGCAAATTCTATTCGATGCTATGATTAAGGGCCATTCAGATAGAGAATATATATACGGAATTGACCCTGCTTCTGAACAAGATAATTTTTCAATAGTAATACTAGAAGCCCACCCAGAACATAGTCGTGTGGTTTATTGTTGGACAACTAATCGTAGTAATTTTAAAGAAAGACAAAAGACCGGCCTTATTAAAGAACAAGATTTTTATGGGTTCTGTGCGAGAAAAATACGAAATCTAATGAAGGTGTTTCCACCCGCGAGGATTGGGATAGACAGCCAGGGTGGAGGTGTGGCTATCGAGGAAGCTCTACATGATCCAGACAAAATGGGTGATGGTGAGGTTCCTATTTGGCCCATTATTGATCCTATGAAAGAAAAAGACACGGACGACAAACAAGGATTGCATATCTTAGAATTGGTTCAATTTGCTAATGCCGATTGGACCGCCAAAGCTAATCATGGCCTAAGAAAAGACTTAGAAGATAAAGCTTTACTATTCCCTAGATTCGATAATTTAACCTTGGCCTTCGCCCTAGAACACGAAGGAAAGAATGTGTTAAATGACGATTTTACGCCCCTTTATGATAGTTTGAGCGAATGTATTCTTGAAATCGAAGAACTTAAAAATGAACTAACAACCATTGTCATGACACAAACAAGTAACGGCCCCAATGCTCGTGATCGTTGGGATACGCCAGAAAAGAAGCTTACAGGTAACCGTAAAGGCAAAATGCGCAAAGACCGTTATAGCTCTTTGATAATTGCCAATATGATCGCCCGCCAAATTTCCAGAGCAACTGGTGCAGTAGACTTTGGATGTATTGGAGCTAATGCCGCAAACGTAGTAACCAACAAAAAAGATAGTAACGATCTATATAAGGGTCCAGACTGGTACACAAGAAACGTGAATCAAGCCAACATTTTTCAGGGAATATATCGAAAATAAGCTATATTTGTGTAATTGATAGATGATTAGATTACATTCCAATTAACTAAATTTGTCATTAAAAATCGCCCAAGAGAGACCAAAAAGTTATGGCAAGACGCAAAACTAAAGAAGAAGTAATAAAGCCACAAAATATTGTGCCACCAGAAGCTTATGTAACATGGGGAGACGACAAAGAATCACAAGAAAAAGCATTTAAAACCCTGGGTAAATCTTTAGATGAATATACCGTTATTCAAAGATCCGAAGGAAATATGCGTTATCGTACGGATTATTCAAACTTGGATGGTCCTACAGGCGGTCGTCCAGGATTAACAAAAGGAGATTATTACGCGTTTCGTCCAGAAGAAGCTCCTCCTTATTTAATCAAAAATATTTTACAGAGAAGCGATCAGATCTATCAAAATAATGGATTGATTAAAAACGTTATAGATTTAATGGGCGATTTTGGAAGTCAAGGAGTAAGACTCGTTCATAGAAATAAAAAGGTTGAGCGATTTTATAAGAAGTGGTTTAAGAAAGTTAATGGGAAAGAAAGAAGTGAGCGATTCCTAAATAATTTATATCGTACTGGCAATATTGTGATTGATCGTCAAACAGCAAAGGTAAATGTAAAAGTAGCTAAACAGCTTTATCAATCTCTCGGAGAAAGCGATACACAACTCACAAATATAGATCCACTCATACAGAAAAAAGAAATTCCGTGGAAGTATACATTTATTGATCCAGTTTGTGTCGATGTGTGCGGAGGGGCATTAGCATCATTCCTACACGACAGATACTACGAAATAAAACTTCCTGCTAAACTTCGTAAAACAATAAATAATCCAAAGAACGAAGCAGAACAATTAATTGTCAATGGTCTTCCACAAGTAATCAAAGATTCTGCAAAAACTGCAAAAGGAGTTATGCTTGATCCATCCAAAACTTTAGTATTCCATTACAAAAAAGATGATTGGCAAACTTGGGCGTTTCCTATGGTTTATTCAATCATGGATGATATCGCTATTGTTGAAAAGTTAAAGTTGGCTGATATGTCCGCGTTAGACGGAGCTATTAGCAACATTCGTATTTTTAAGATTGGTAATCTAGAATGGAAAATTGCTCCAACACCAGAAGCTACTGCTCGTTTAGCAGCAATTCTTGGAAATAATGTGGGCGGCGGAACAATGGATCTTATTTGGGGTCCAGATATTGAGTTGATTGAAAGCAACACTAATGTTCATAACTTTTTGGGTGAGAGTAAATATATTCCACATTATAATGCTATTTATGCTGGTCTTGGTATTCCTCCAACTTTAACAGGTACATTCGGAGCAGCAGGAACAACTAATAATTTTATTTCTCTAAAGACTTTAACACAAAGACTTCAATATGGTCGTGAGGTTTTAACAAAGTTTTGGGAAGATGAAATTGCTTTAGTACAAAAAGCTATGGGCTTTGCTCATCCGGCTAAATTAGAATTTGATCGTATGGATTTAAGTAATGAAGACGCAGAAAAGGCGTTACTAATTCAATTAGCTGATCGCAATATTGTTAGCGATGAATTTATTCAGGCTCGTTTTGGGGCTGATAACGAGATTGAAAATACTAGACTTAATAGAGAAACTAAGGCCAGAAAATCTGGGCGTATGGTCAAAAAGGGCGGTCCTTGGGCTAATCCAGAATTTGATAATGATCTTAAAAAGATTGCTCTACAACTTGGTATTGTAACTCCATCAGAGGTTGGTTTAGAGCTAGAAGAAAAGAAGAAGGGCGAATCTAATCTTATTGAAATGAAAGACAAATTAGATAAAGAAAGTCTAAAACTCAATATAAAAAATAAAGAAATCAATAAACCTTCAGGTGTTCCAGGGCAAGGTCGTCCAAAAAACGCAACAGATACTAAGAAAAGAAAAACAAAAACATTCAGCCCACAAACTGGTGCAGAGTTAATTGTATGGGCGACTAAGGCACAAGATAAGATTAGTGAATTAGTCAATCCTATCTTATTAGATTTCTACAAAAAGAAAAACGTAAGAAGTCTTACACAAGCTGAATATAAAGAATATGACATAATAAAATCGAAGATTTTATTTGGATTAGAACCATTTTCATCAGTAACTCAAAACTCGGTAGCGTCTATGCTTGAAAAAATTAATGATCCAAAACTAAATAAAATGACAATTTTATTTGAGAAGTACCAAAAATCGCTATCGGCTAAACTTAATGATGAACTTGTAGCAACAGATAATAATGCAGCAAAAGCTTCATTTTACTATTTGGTGTATAATCAAAAAGCACAATAAACAACAATAATGCGGAGAAATTATGGAAATTGAAATTTTCCCACAAGAGCGTGCCGACAATTTATACGACAGAATACTGTCGAATACATCCGTTTCTTATAGTAGTCTAGCAGAGCCTTGCTCTAGTGACCACTTAAGAGACTTTAATATTTCACATACTGTAGCATCATTAAATGATTATGATCTATATCATGTGCAGTCAATACTAGTTAGTACTATTTGGAATAAGAATGACGATGTTTTTGATGCCTTAGAAACATGGCTCGCTCGTCATAGTCCAGAACATAAACCAGCAAATCTTAATCATGACGAAAAAGAAATTGTTGGACATATTATATCAAATATTCCAGTTACAGTTGATGGTGGAATTATTCCAGAAGATATAAATACTAGTGAATTACCTGTAAAATATCATATTTTAACTGGTTCTGTAATCTATTTAGCTTATCGTGAAGAAGATCTAAAGGCTAGAGCATTAAAACTTATAGATGAAATTAAGGCTGGTGAAAAGTATGTAAGTATGGAATGTTTATTTAAGAATTTCGATTATGCTTTAAAGCCTATTAATGCTGGCCCAGAAACTGAATATAAAATTATCACAAGAAATAAAGATTCTGCTTATTTAACAAAATTTTTGAGAGCTTATGGCGGTAATGGTGAATATAATGGATATAAAGTAGGTAGATTATTAAGACAAATTACTTTTAGCGGAAAAGGATTTGTTGATAAGCCTGCTAATCCAGATAGTGTTGCTTTTATTATTAGTGATTACGAAGCCGAACCAGACATTGAAATCTCGATAAATAATCAAGTTGCCGCAAACGATATTAAAAAAAATGATGAAAAAATCGACGATATAGAGAATTTGTGTGTATCTAATAATCAGACCCAAAACAACGAAACGGAGAATATTATGACAGACCAAGACCTTAATGATATCAAATTAACTCTAGCTGAAATCAAAAACGTCTCAGTTGCCAAGAAAGATTGGGAAGAAGAGATGAAGAAGAAGGACGAAAAGAGCAAGGCTCAAGAAGAAACTATCGCTGAATTAACAGCTAAGGTTTCTGCTGCTGAAGCCGCTCTTGAAGTTGCTAAGGCTGAACTTGATAATATTAAGCAAGTTAATGAAGCTAGTGTTTCGGCTCTTAATACAAGTATTGCCGAAAAAGAAACTGTCATTACTGAAAAAGAAGCAGCTATCGCCGAATTAACTGCTCAACTAACCGCTGCAAATGAAGCCATTGCTGCTTACAAGAATAAAGAAGATGAAATGGCTAAAAAAGAAAAAAGTATGAAAAGAACTGCTAGTTTAATTGAAAATGGTGTAACATCAGAAGTAGCAGTAACATATGCTGAAAAGTTCTGTGACCTAGACGATGAAACATTCGATAGTGTTACAAGTTTATTAGCAGCAAAAAAGACTGTTGCAGAAACGGTAGCAGAACCAGTTGTTGAAGAACCAGTTGTGGAAAATTCAACAGTTGCTAATGCTGACGAAAGCATTTTGGAGAACGTAGAAGTTACTTCAGAAGTAAATTTGGCAGTAGCATCGGAAGTTGAAGATCCAATCGCTACTACTCGTGAAGCATTAGTTAATTTCGTATCCAGCAAATTAGTAAAATCAAAGAAGTAATCACTTAACAATAACATATAGGGAGAAACAACATGGCTCTTAAAACAGATCGTATCGTATTAGACACTGACGTATCATTCTTCATGAACACAGACGAAGAACGTGGTGGTGTTGCTTGCGTTGTAACAGCTGGTAGTGGTGTTAGCATGGACGATGCCAATGCTGTTGTTGAATATGCTGCTGCTGTTTCTGGTTCAAAACCAATTGGAATTTTAATGAATGACGTTGTTGATATTGACGTAACTCGTCAACATATCAACTTCCAGAAAGACGAAGTTCTAGTTGGTAACAAGGTTTGCTTACTTCGTAAGGGCCAAGTTACTACCAATATGATCGTTTCTGGTGCTACTCCTTCTGCTGGCGATGACGCTTATGTTGGCGTTAGCGGTTTGATTGGTACAAGCGCAACTAATGCCGTTAAGATCGGACAATGGTTGAGCAGCAAAGATTCCGATGGTTATGCAAAAATTGCCGTAAATCTATAATTTAAAAATCTAACACAATAGGGAGAAAAACATGTCACGTATCGAAAAATTTCAACCAACTCCAGAGTTAACAGACCTTCTTAAAAAGAGCGGCAGTGCTAACCAGCAAGAATCCTTGGCTGCTAGTGCAGAAATCGCCAAGGCTATCACTGTTCCTCTACGTAAGGGTGTTATCAGTGGTGAAAATACTGGCGGCATCTTTACTCCCGTTAAGTTAGAACCAGGCGCAAGTCCAGAGTTTCCTCTTGACTTCCTATCTCCTGGCTCAGAACGTGATCACGTTGCTTACACAATTCCTAATCATGGCTACATTCCACAACGTAGTGTTGAAGGCGACTACGTTATGGTTCCAACCTACGACGTAGGTTCAAGTATCGACATGAACTTGAAGTACGCTCGTGACGCTCGTTGGGACGTTGTTGGTCGCGCAATGGAAGTTCTTAACGGAAGCTTCGTTAAGAAGATGAATGATGATGCATGGCACGTTCTTCTAGCTGCTGGTGTTGGTCGTAACATCGTTGTATACGATAGTGACGCTGCTGCTAATCAGTTTACAAAGCGTCTTATCAGTTTGATGAAGACTGTTATGCGCCGTAATGGTGGCGGAAATAGCACAAGCCAGAATCGTGGCACTTTGACCGACCTATATCTAAGTCCAGAAGCTATCGAAGATATGCGTAACTGGAATGTTGATCAGGTTGATGAAGTTACTCGTCGTGAGATCTATACCGCTGCTGATGGAACGTTGAATCGCGTGTTTGGCGTTAACCTTCACGACCTCGACGAACTCGGGGTTGGTATGGAATATCAGTTGTTCTATGAAGACGTTCTTAGCGGAACTCTTCCTGGTGGCGACAGCGAAATCGTTGTTGGTCTTGATCTATCGAAGGATGATGCCTTCATGATGCCTGTTCGTGAAGAAGTTAGCATCTTCGAAGATCCAACCCTTCATCGTCAACGTCGTATGGGATGGTATGGATTCGGAGAATGGGGTTTCGGCGTTCTCGACAATCGCCGTGTCATTCTTGGTTCTCTATAATTCTGATTGTCCTACAATCAAACAAAGATCTAAGGCTGCTTTCGCAGCCTTTTTTCTTTGGTATAGGGAAACGGTGTATACTTTATTGACCTGTCCTTCCGACACATAAGATGAGGTATATATGTACTGGGAACCAGAACTACTAATTATGATCAGGGTTTTAATTAACGATCTAGAAAGTCCATCTACATATTCTGATGCAAGAATAACTCAATTAGCTGTTGTTTCAGCAAAATATGTGCTACAAGATGCTACTTTAGCAACTAGTTATACTATTGACGTTGTTAATGAGACAATTACTCCAGATCCAGCAGACCCAAATACTAGAGACGAAGTTTTCTTAGGTTTAATAGGAATGAAAAGTGCTTGTTTATTAGATCACAGTACTTATCGTACTAAAGCGGCCCTGGAAGGCATTAGCACGCGATTGGGGCCAGCAGCATTAACAATTGGAGGGAATCTATCTGGATATAAAACCTTGCTTGAAACAGGTCCGTGTGCCTTATATGATCAACTTATACTTGATAATAATATGGGTAATGTGTTGACTGTTCGAGCCGTATTAAGTCCATTTGTTGGAAATAATTTTGATCCAATAAATATACTTGGAAATCGTGGATCTTTTGGGTTAGGTGATCCTAATAGATATTAAGAAATTTTGGGGGTTTTATGTCATCGATAAATTTTTCTGCCCTCCAAAATTTATACAATACACAAATAGATATGTTGTTAGCGAGTACCGGTTTAACAACTAGATGTCAACTAAATTATGGTATTACTAAGTTAGATATTTGCCCAAACTGTATTTATGACGCTAATCTAAAAAAATCTTCTGGTAAATATAAAACCGGAGGCCCAATACCTTTTATATTAGGTAGAATATGTCCATATTGTAATGGTAATGGATATTATGGCGAAGAAAAATCTGAATCTGTTTATTTAGCAATTATTTGGGATTATAAAAGTTGGATAAATCCACCACCAGATATTAAAAATCCAGATGGATATATTCAAACAATTTGTGATAAAACCCTCCTTTCTAAAATTAAAAAAGCAAAAGATATAACTATAGTATATCACGAAAACAATACTAATCCAGTTTTTCAGTTATATGGAGAGCCAAATCCAGTTGGTTTAGGAGACAATAAATATCTCTTTTGTATATGGCAAAAAACTGGCAATATGAAGATGGTTGCTAATATTGAGGACGAAGGAGAAGATCCTAATCCCAGCAGTAGCAGCACAAGCGGAAGCAGCAGTAGCAGCACAAGCGGAAGCAGCAGTAGCAGCACAAGCGGAAGCAGCAGTAGCAGCACAAGCGGAAGCAGCAGTAGCAGCACAAGCGGAAGCAGCAGTAGCAGCACAAGC